TACTATATTTTGTATATTTAGGATAAATAGTGTTGTTTTGTATATTATTTTTATTATAAATTCAGATATTTAAAGGGCTCTTATATCAGCTGATACTATAACTTACTACTAAAACAAGCTAATAGCTTTATATTAGCAGCTGAATAGATTATGGCTATACTAGTAAACAAAGAAACGTTTAATAAAAGGTTTAAGGAGTGCAGAAAGTGCGAACATCTGTTTAAACCTACTAATTCTTGTAAGAAATGTGGTTGTTTTATGCATTTGAAAGCTAGATTAACAGGGTCAGAGTGCCCAATAAAGAAATGGGGGAAGGGAAATGCCTAGATTTGGTAAAAGAAGTAACCAGAGGCTCGCTAGTTGCGATACAAGGCTACAGGAGGTCTTCAATGAAGTTATAAAGACAGTGGATTGCGCTGTATTGGAAGGTCATCGTGGCAAAGAAAGACAAAACAAATTACTCAAAGAGGGAAAAACTAAAGTTGCTTACCCAAAAGGTAGGCATAATGCTAGCCCTTCTCTCGCTGTCGATGTCGCTCCTTACCCTATTGACTGGAATGATAGAGAGCGCTTCACACTTTTTGCTGGGTATGTCCTTGGGGTGGCTAGCAGGATGGGTATATCTATTCGCTGGGGAGGAGACTGGAACATGAATTTTGAAGTAAATGATAACAAGTTTGATGATTTTCCACATTTTGAAATAAAGGAGTAGTTATGCAAGCAATACTAGTCAAAATGGTGTTTAAGCTGGTAATTAAGGCTATAAACAAGAAGTATAACATGAAGTCCATTGATAATTATGTACACAATGATAATGAGCTTGACAAAAGAGTAAGGATATTAGAAAAGGAAGCTCATCCACCTGTTTTTAGCAAGAAGCAACATCAAAATCTTTTAAAAAGAGTTAAAGCTTTAGAATCTGCAGGTAAAGGCGATTATGGAGATTGTGGATGTAAAGGTGCATGTATACAATAGACATTAATCATAGGAATGTAGGAAAGACTTGTTATAAAATATACACAAAGAAAGAGGCAGACTATGAAAAATTGGAGTATATGCATTGGAAAGATGCTAAACAAGGTCAATACGCTTTATCAGATGATGGCATCGTGGCTAAAATCATTAAACGAGCTAAATACGTTGATAAGCGTAGGAAAAAGAATAATACTTATGTGCGTTTCCCTTGGGGTTATCACTTTTTTAATGAGGATAATGGGCTAAAGCCCTTAAACGCAAAAGGAAGAAAGTCTGCCTATACCATGTCTGGGAAGACTTATATGGAAGTTGCAAAAGGTCAGGAGAAGATGAAGAACCTGGCTATGGTATATGCTAAAGTATTAAACAGTGACATGGCTATTGAGATAGCTTTTGGTGTCATGGATGACAAGCAAAAGCGTAGATGGAAAAGAATGATGAAAACAGAGGTATTTAGTAATATGGTAAGTGAAAAATTAAGTGAATTATTAGGCAAGCATGCTCTTACAGAAGAGTATACAATTAAATTGTTGAAAAGAACAATTGAAGCAGCCGAGATAAAAGGAGATATAACAAATCTTCTAAAGGCTGTAGATAATCTTCAAGATATGCATGGAATGAAAGATAAGAATATAGTTAAAACTACTCAAAAACTAGAGGCTACTACTACAAAGATGCTTGTTGATGATATATTCAAAGAAGAAAAGCTTTTAGCAGAAAAAATAGAAATAACTGAAAAAGATAAATCCTAATTGGATTACGAAGCAGATTATAGAACAAAGCAAGTATTAAAAAAATTCAAGACTAATATTGCTCTTTTTGGGAGAACTATGTTCCCTACAGCTTTAAGAAAGTCTATACCCCCTTTTCATGGAGAAGTATATAAGCAATTAGCAAATGATAATAAGAAAAGAGTATTGATAGCTGCTCCTAGAGGAACTGCTAAATCTACAACTACTTCTTTAGTATACCCACTGTGGAAAGTAGCATTTAAGCCAACTACAGAAGATGTGTTTATAGTTATAATATCTGAATCACAAGCTCAGTCTATTAACTTTTTATCTAGGATTAAGTATCACTTAACTCATTCTAAGAATTTTATACAGATGTTTGGAGATTTTGGACCCAATACTGCTAAAAGATGGACTAACACAGATATAGTATTATCTAATGGAGCTAGAGTAATAGCTGTAGGCACAGGTCAGAGAGTTAGGGGTTTTATTGAAGGTGATACAAGACCTAATCTTATTATAGTTGATGACTACGAATCAGAGCTTAATGCAGCTACTCCAGAAGCTAGAGCTAAAAACAAGAAATGGATTACTGAGGCAGTTATTCCTTCATTATCAGACGATGGTAAAATAGTAATGATTGGTACAGTTATATCCGAAGATTGTTTTTTATACTGGGCTAAAGATAGCGATGCATGGGAAGTTCTTTGGTATGCTATACAAAACGAAGATGGTACAAGCTTGTGGCCTGAAAGATTTCCAAAAGAAAGAATAAGGCAGATTAAGCACGAGTTTGAATCTATAGGAAATATAAATGGGTTTTATCAAGAGTATATGAATATAGCTCAATCTCCTGATAATGCTCCTTTTAAACCTGAATGGATGAAAACACACACTTGGGATTTTGAAAAGATAGAAGGACAGACTTGTCTTGTTCAACAAGCAGGAGAAGATAAACTTATTAAACCTGTTGAGATATATTGTGGCGTAGACCCAGCATCTTCATTATCAGCAAGAGCAGATTTCTTTGTTATATCTGTAATAGCAATAGATTTTGAAGACAATAAATATGTAGTTGATTTTGTTAGAGGAAAATTTCCACCCTCTCAACAGCCAGATTTAATAATAGATACATATAAAAAGTATAGACCTAGAAGAATGAAAATTGAAACAACAGGTTATCAAGAAGCGTTAAGAGATGCTACTAGAAAATTAATGCTTCAAGAGAGAATATATATACCTGGTTTAGAGACAGGTGTAAAACCAAGAACAAGAAAATCAGAAAGGCTTTTTTCTTTAGTTCCAATGTTTGCTAAAGGACAATTTTATTGGAGACCACAGGATATAGATGGTCAACAAGAATTCCTAAGTTATCCTAAAGGTAAACATGATGATATAATGGATGCAATATGGACTGCTTTAGATAAAGCAAAACCAAGCAGACACGAAAACTATGAATCTATAAATAAAAAATCAGAAATTGGAACAAAAAGTCTTGATTGGTTAACAATGTAGGAGTAAAATTAATACTATGCAAAGCGACATCATAAATAAAGCCGAAAACGTACTCCAAGATGAATTAGAAAAAGAACTTGTTGAAGAAACGCAAGAGCTTTTTAGGAAGTACAAAGATTCTAGAGATACTTGGGCTACTCATGCTCAAGAAGATAGGGAATTTAGACTTGGTAAACAATGGACTTCTGAACAGAAAAGAGTGTTAGAATCTAGAGGCCAGTCTGCTATAGTCGTAAATCGTATTCATCCAGCTGTAGAAACAGCTAAAGCTCTAATAACAGCAAACAGACCTTCTTTTAAGGTAGCACCTAGAGAAGATTCTGATAATAAAGTTGCAAATGTATTAAGTAATTTACTTACATATATATATGATATATCTGATGGAAGAACTATTATAAGGCAAGTTGTTGATGATTACTATGTAACTGGGTTAGGTTATATTCAAGTTTATCAAGACCCAATGGCTGATTACAACAGAGGTGAAGTCAAAATGATGGACATAGACCCTATGGATGTTTATGTAGACCCTAATTCCAGAGATAGATACTTTAATGATGCAGAGAATATTATAGTATCTAGAAGATTTTCAAAAGAGCAAGCTAAAAAATTATACCCAATGTTTAAAGAATTAATAGATGAAGCATCTGGAGATGATGTTTTAGACTACCCTACAACAAATAGAGAAGATGATGGTCAAGTTCAATTCCCTTCAGATGTGCAAGACACTCCTGATGATGAGTACATTAGAGGTTATGAAAGATACCAAAAAACTTTAGAAGTAGAATGGAGATGCTACGAAAGTTGGAGTGGCAGAGAATATAATCATACCCAAGCAGAATATAAAGAATATCTACAAACGCCTGCTTGGCTAGTTGGTATGGAAGGCGATAACCTTCAAAATATGACAGTAATTACAAAACAATCTGACGCTAAAGATATTGTTACTAGCTTAATCTCTGAAAGGAATAATCGCAATAATCATATAGCTCAAAAAGATATGGAAGCTTATGATG